TGCCTGGTGCAAAGCTGATTGCAACGACCAATCCCGACAGCCCCCAACACTGGCTGAAAAGAGAATACATTGACCGCATGGCTGAACTGGATATGTTGACCATGCGTTTTTTATTGGAAGACAATACAACGCTTGACCCACAGTATGTGGCTGCGGTAAAAGCAGAATATACAGGCGTGTTTTATCGCCGCTTTATCTTGGGCGAATGGTGCGTTGCAGAAGGGCTGATTTACCCGATGTTTGACAAGGCGGTGCATGTCACCCACCATCCTGAGTTACAGCCTGGCGGTGATTATTACATTTCCTGCGACTACGGTACGCTGAACCCAACCAGTGCAGGGCTGTGGTACTTGCAGCCAGACGGACACGCAATCCGCCTGCGAGAATATTATTATGACGGACGAAAGACAAAAACACCCCGAACGGATGAAGAGCATTACGCAGCGTTGAAACAGCTTGCTGGAGACGTTGCCGACAAAGTTCGGGCAGTCATCGTTGACCCGTCCGCTGCATCCTTCATCGAGTGCATCCGGCGGCACGGGCTGTTTCGGGTCTGGCAGGCAGATAACAGCGTATTAAACGGCATCCGGGACACGTCCAGCTTGCTGCAAATGCAATACCTGCACATCTGCGACAACTGCACAGACATCATTCGGGAATTTTCGTTGTATCGCTGGGATGAATCCGCTGCAGAAGACCGCCCCATTAAAGAAAATGACCATGCCATGGACGATATGCGATACTTTGTGCGTACTGCCATGACAAGAGCGCTGAAAACCATCCGGAGGAGGTGATGCGATGATACAAGCAAATGAAATTGCGGCAGTTTTCGGGCTGCCTTGTTTATTGTCCGGCGATATGCAGACCGCCTTGCAACTCTGGGAAGACCTATACCAGAACCGAGCAAACTGGCAGAAAGAACGTGTGAAGCCGCTCCGACTGCCGGCAATGATTGCACGAGAACTGAAACGGCTGGCATTGACGGAATTTGTACTGGATACGAAAGACACAGAATTGCAGCTGCCCCTACAGCATACCAAACAAATGCTGCGGCAGAAGCTGGATTACGGCATTGCATCCGGTGGGCTGCTGTTAAAGCCGTATTATCACAATGGGCTGCAAATTGATTTCGTGGCACAGAATCAGTATTTGCCAGTCCGCTATACAAACGATGCTTGCACGGCAGTGATTTGCCCGGAAGAACTGGTGCTGGAAAAGCGATGTTACACCCGTTTGGAGTTCCACCAGTTCGATGAACGGGCACACACCCACACCATTCAGCAGCGGTGCTTCCGCTCCCCTACGCCTGGCACGCTGGGGCTGGAATGCGATTTGACAGAAGTACCGCAATGGGCAAATCTGTTGCCGCAAAAAACATACTACGATGTATCCCAGCCGCTGTTTGCGATGTTCCAGATGCCAGAAGCAAACAACATTGACCCGACTTCACCGCTTGGGGTGTCTGCTTATGCGGACGCTGTGGATCTGATTCATGACGCAGATGTACACTGGGAACGGATTCTCTGGGAACTGGAATCTTCTGAACGGGCGATTGATGCCAGCGAGGATTTATTCCGCTTCCATCCGGGTACAAACCAGCCCATCCTGCCAAAAGGACGGGAACGGATGTATCACTGTCTGGAGAAAACCGGAACGGGTAACACCATTTTCAACACGTTTTCCCCTGAGATTCGGGACACTTCCTATTTCAATGCCCTGAATCAGATTTTGCGGCGGATTGAATCGGCGGCTGGTCTGAGTTACGGCACGCTTTCCGAAGTTTCAGACGTTGAAAAGACTGCTGAAGAAATCAAAAGCAGTAAGCAGCGTTCCTTTGTGCGAGTGAGCGACATTCAGGGCAACTTGCAAGCCGCTCTGGAACAATTGCTGTACGGATTTCAGTACTATCGGGATTATTACGCAAACCGCCACACAAAGCCGGCAGAGGTATCCTGCACGTTTGGTGATGGGGTTCTGGAAGACACAGACAAGGAATTTCAACGCCGCCTGCAAATGGTGCAGGCTCGTGTCTTGAAGCCAGAGCTGCTGTTGTCATGGTACTTTGGATGCGAGGAAACAGAGGCGTTGCAGATGTTGCCCGAACAGCAGGATGCAGGCGGTTTATTTGACGGCGGTGCATTTTAATGCGGCAGCAGTACGAACCATCTGCTGACCGCATCATTGCTCTATACCAGCAGTTAGAGGACGATATTTTGTCAGCGGTCATTCGCAGAATCCTGAAAATGGGATATGTTTCGGAGGCATCGAAGCATCAGCTGGAAGTCTTACAGGCTGCCGGCTTATTGTATGATGACATTGTGCAGCTGATTGCCGACCGCACAGATGCATGCACAGCACAGGTCAAAGCGTTGTTTGAAGATGCCGGCGTGCAGACGGTCGAGATGGACAACAGCCTGCACGAAGCTGCCGGAGCGTTGCCCATTGACATCCGGCAGGACAGCAGCACCCGACAGGTGCTGGAAGCCGGATACAAAAAGACACTTGGCACGATGCAGAATCTGGTCAGCACGACCGCAACGCAGACGCAGACCGCATTTATTCAGACCTGTGACCGGATATATATGCAGGTGTCCTCTGGGGCATTCAGTTATCAGGAAGCAATCATGAACGCTCTGCGAGCCTTAGCGGATACAGGAGCAGAAGTTGTTTATCCAACCAAACACAAAGACCGCATGGATGTTGCTGTTCGGCGGTGTGTGTTGACGGGTGTCAGTCAGACAGCGGCAGCGGTTTCCCTGCGGCAGGCGGAAGATGCAGGCTGTTATCTCATGGAAATCACTGCCCACAGCGGTGCAAGACCTGACCATGCAAAATGGCAGGGGCAGCTTGTTACAATAACCGGAAAAGATGCCGGAAAAATCATTGACGGGCTGCGAGTTTTTACCCTCTCTGAAATCGGCTATGGCAGCGGCGAAGGGTTCAAAGGTTGGAACTGCCGCCACAACTGGCACGCTTATTATCCGAGATTCAGCACACCGAATTACACGCCGGAAGAGCTGAAAAGGCTGGATGAACCTTGTATTTCGTACAATGGGAAATTGTACACGGAATATGAAGTCAGTCAGATGCAGCGAGCACAGGAACGAAGAGTCCGAGCCTGGAAGCGGCGTTGCATCACTGCACAGGAAAGCGTGAACAGTGCCACGGATGAAGCAACCAGAGCGACAGCACAAGCAGAATTTGAACGGTCAGCACGTTACCTGAAAAACAATGAAGCAAAGCTGAAAGACTTTTGCAGGCAAACCGGGCAAGACCGTGACCGGTTCCGGGAACAGGTGCTTGGATTCAATCGGTCAACGGCACAAAAAGCCGTGCATGCTGCAAAGAAAAGTGGGTTGACTTCTGGCGGTAAGGATGGTATAATAAACATAGAACGTCCGATGGCAGCGAAAACCTTTGATAAAGCTGCTAAGTATGCGAAAGAAAAATTGAATTTATCCATTGAGAATATATCTGAATTACCAGTTGAAAAGGTAAATAAGATAAATGATGCGATTTGGAAAATTTATAAAGACGTTCCTATGATTCGTGGTTCGATTAGTGAAGTGTTATTAGAACCTATGAGTGAAATTGCTTCATCGTCAATGATATGGCGTGAAGATGTACCAAAGCTGCGATTGAAATTATCAAAAGAATTGTTTTCAAATTTAAGTATTGAAGAATTAGAAAACAATATTCAGATTTGTGTAGAAAGCGGCTATTTTACACCGAAAGATGGTTTACACGGTGTTCTCAAACACGAAGCGATACATTTCGCAGAATACATCAAAACGCTTGAAAAATATCATTATCAAAAAGGAGCGGTTATAAAATCGCTGGATGAATGCGAATTAGCAAAACAAATCATGCATACTGCATTTATAAATTGTGATTTGGATGAAAGCAAAGCCATAATTCAAAACTATTTAGGTGAATACGCATGTGAAAACCCTGCCGAATTCATTGCTGAAGCATTTTCGAGTACAGACAATAATACTTTAGTTAATGAAGTAAAACGACTATTATCAAAGAAATGGGGAATACAAGATGCCGATGATTATGCCGCCAAAAGAAATTCTTAAAAATGTGAGATGCCGCAATAATTCTGTTTATCTCGTTGGTGAAGTAACAGAAGAACAAAAAAAGATTTTTCGCAAGTTCAAAAAAGAAGTGGAAAACACTTTAAAAAAAAGTAGGGTTGAAACATGACCAACTTCTCAAAATGATACATGTTTTGAGAATAAAAACTGAATATTACAAAAAGCATCTCAATGAGGTGCTTTTTTCATGCCCTGAGGAGGAGTTACAATGGTAGAAACAAAAAATAGTTTGACATTTGGAGAAGCTTTGGAAGCACTGAAAGCTGGAAAGAAAGTTGCCAGAAACGGATGGAACGGAAAAGGAATGCATCTCATTCTTATCAATGGCAAGTGTATTCACAATTCAATTACTGAGTGCTACGGTGACGGAATTGCGGAGCATACTCCAAAAGTCCTTGATAGTATAGCGATGTATACAGCACAGAAACAGCTTGTTGTAGGCTGGCTTGCAAGTCAGACCGATATGCTGGCAGAGGACTGGCACATTGTAGAGTAATCACTGCCCCGACCATGGGTAAACTGGCGGAGGGTGGAAACCAAGAACAAACAAGCCTGTGGGTACGGCGTTCTTATATATCAGCAAATCAGCATCGGGAAACCGGTGCTTTTTTGATACTCAAAAATAGAAAGGAGTAGCGAAAATGGCAGAAGAAACCAAGCAGCAGGAGGCAGAACAGCCGGAAAAGACTTATTCCGCAGCGGAATACACCGCCCTGCAGGAACAGTTGGATGCAGCGAGAACCAGCCTGAAAGAAACAGCGGAAAAGCTGTCATCCTTCGAAAAGATGGACATTGACGGCATCAAAGCCAGTGTGGAGGAATACAAGCAGAAGCTGACGCAGGCAGAAGCAGAACGGGCAGCGTTTGAGTACCGCACAAAGATGAACCAGTATGTGAAAAAGCTGGGGCTGAAAAATGATGTGTATGAAAAGCATGTCACGGATTTGCTGACAGAAAAGAATTTGCAATTCGATGGCGATACGCTCATCGGCGGTGACGACATCGTGAATGCGTTCCGGACATCCCACGAGGATGCCTTTGCACCAAATCCGCAGGAACGGGCAGCCGCTGCGACTTCCGGCAACCCACCAACCACGCTTTCCGGTGTGGAAACGGAATTTTACAAGATGAACCCAAATCTGAAACAGTAACAAGGAGGAAAATTTTATGCCACATATTGCACAGGAACGGTATTCGAGTTTGGTAGATGAAAAGCTGCGTGCGACACTTGTCACCAAGGACAATCTCATTTTCAACCCACGTTATGAAGGAAATCCGAAGGCTGGAAAGGTCAAAGTTCCAGTTCGGGACACCGAAGTAGAGGTGAAGAAGTACGACAAGCAGAAGGGGGCTGCCATCTCTGCCGGCTCTACCACCTACTTTGACATTAACATTGATACAGATGAAGCGGTCAATGAAATGATTGATGGTTTCGATGCACAGAGCGTTCCAGACGGTATCACTGCAGAACGGCTGGACAGTGCTGGTTACTCTCTGGGGCTGTCCATGGATACGAAATGCATCCGTGCTTTGGAGGAAACCGCAGGCATCACCATTGCAACCACAAAGACCGCCTGCACGGACAGCACTGCATACAAGCAGGTACTGGCAGCAAAGCGAACGCAGTCCCGTCTGGGCGTGCCGAACGATGGGAAGCGGTGGCTGATTGCATCTCCAGAATTCATGGAAGTGCTGCTGGCAGATGACCACTACATCCGGCAGGGGGATTTATCCCAGGAACTGGTGCAGTCCGGGGTGGTTGGCAGAATCGCAGGGTATAACGTCTTTGAATCCAACAACACGATGTTCGAGGATACTACGATTGTTGGCGGCAAGAAGACCACCACAGAATTTATTTGCGGTCACCCGAACTGGTGCCACCGGGTGCAGGAATGGTCTGTTCCAGTCGCCATCAAAAACCTGACGAATGAATACATTGGTTCTTCTGCGGTGCAGGGTCGAAAGGTTTACGGCATCGGCATTTCGAAACCGCAGACCGTCTATGTGAAACGGACGGAGGTCTAAAGGATGGCAGTCTATGCAGATTTTCCATACTACCAAGACTTTTATTGCGGCACGGTGTTTACAGATGCGGCAGCATTTCGCACGGCTGCCGCCCGTGCATCGGACTATATCGACAATGTGACCTTCGGGCGGCTTGCCAGTAACATACCGGAACCGTTTGCAGAACCTGTCAAAAAATGTGCGTGTGCGTTGGCAGAGGTATTTGAGTTGCAGCGACAGGTGTATGCCAGCACAGACAGCAACGGTGCAAAAAAGTCCGAAACGCAGTACCATTACAGCGTGACATACAGCACGCCAGCGGAAACGCTGACGGCTCTGCTGAGCGGCAAAAGTGTTTCGGATTATCTGTACAGCATTTGTCTGCGGTATTTAGGACGCACAGGGCTGATGTATCGGGGGGTGTGATTGATGTTTACGAACTGCAATGCGGTTACAATTTATCATCCAGAGGGGGCAGTCAATCACCGTCCTGTTTTTTGTCGACACGTCATCAAGAACGTGTACTGGGAAGAATCCATTGGCAGCCGACAGAACGGAAAAGAGGTGCAGCAGAGTGACAGCATTTATGTCTGCATTCCTGCATCGTCTGTAACAGATTATGTTCCAGCACGGGATGACCTGCTGTTTCGTGGCATTATTTCGGAAGAAAAAGAACTGCACGAAATACAGACGCTGCCAAACAAACACACCATTACAGCGGTTGCAGACTGCCGATATGGCTCTGCAGCGGTTCAGCACATCGAGGTGACAGCAAATTGATTACAGGTTTTAAGATTCGCATGCCGACTGCAAAAGATTTTTCCGACCGTCTGCAAAAAGCACAGAAGTTTGTAGACAGTGAGGTACTGCGAAAAAGCGACCCATACGTTCCGCTCAAGACTGGCATGCTGCGAGATTCTGGCGTTTTAGGAACGAAAATCGGCAGCGGCAGGATTCGCTACCTTGCCCCCTATGCACGCAAGCAATACTACAAAGGGCTTTCCACGGGCAAACGGGGGCGGTACTGGATGAAACGTGCGATGATGGCACATGGAGATGCTATTCAAAGAAGCACACAAAAAATATTGAACGGAGCGTGATATTGTGTCGATGATACAGGCAGTATGGGACTATTTTTCCACCTGTCCCCTGCTGGAAAATCAGCGAATTTTAGGAGTTGACCGGTTGGGTGTTGACCCAATCGAATACACCATTGACATTCTTCCCGGTGAGCAAATCGTAAAGCGGTATGTGGACGGTTCCAGCATCCGACAAATCGAACTGACATTTTCCAGCCGGGAACCGTATGGACGGGATGTCATACAAAACATCCAGAACTCTGAATTTTACGAAAAGTTCGCTGATTGGGTCGAGCAGAACGATGATGCCGGAATCTATCCGGACTTTGGCAAATGGAAAACAGTCAGAAGCATACAAGTGATTAGCAGTGGTTATGCAGTAGAGGTGACGGAAAAAACATCACGCTATCAAATTCAGCTGCGTATCACCTATTTACAATCATGGAGGTATTTCAAGAATGGGAAAAGGGATTGACAGCTTAAAACTGAAAAAGCGTTCCGAGAAGTTGGCATTTATGGAAGTGAAGATTGGCAGCACATCCAGCTATTGCCGCTTGGAAGGCTTCACAACACAGGCATTTAACGCAAATGCAAGCGAATACAACCGACAGTATGTAGACGAAGACACTGAACGAACAGACGTAAAGGGCTATTCGGAAAGCATCAACTATAACTTTGACCAGTATATC